ATCGCGGCACCGGCCGGGTGGCCGTAGGCCCAGCCGCGGCGCGAGCGCATCTTGAGGATCGACTCGTCCGTCAGCGCGGACAGGCCGTCGCGGCCGTCGATGAACACGGACTCGGGGCCGGAGCGGACGCCGAGGAGCATGAGCTCGGGGTTGACGAACGCCATGACCGGGCGGCCGCCGGGGCGGGACGCCATGGTCGGCGAGGTGCGTGCGCCCTGCGCCCACGTGATGGGGACGTCGAAGATGGTGTCCGGGGTACCGCCGACGCCCTTGACGAAGATCGGCTCGCCGGTGGTGTCCTTCACGCCACGCAGCGCCTTACGGAACGCGGGCGAAGCGATGGCGATCATCGTGGACGGGTCGAAGTAGTCGCCCGCTTCGACGAGGCCGAGGGTGTTGTTGTACTCGTCGTACTGCACGTTTCCGGCGGTCGCGGCGACGGTGATGTTCGAGTCGGCGGTGTAGCCGATCGTGGCGTCCGTCGTGTGGAGCAGGTTGTACAGCGACGTGAACGGGACGCCGGTGCCGGGTGCGCCGGTGACGGCGATGCAGGCGTTGTCGAGGGCCTTCGCGTAGGACTTGCCCCAGCCCAGCATCTTGGCTTCGATGACGTCGGCGACCGAGTCGTCGATGTCCTCCTCTGCGATGCGGACGGCCTTGCCCAGCTTCTTCGCGTTGAGGGTGACCTCGTCGTTGAGGCTGGTGTCCTCGCCGTACGCTCCGCCCTTGTCGACGACATCGACGTCCATACCCGCGGTGCGGGGGACGTTCTTGGTGTCGGAGCCCATGGGGATGCGGGCGGCGTGGGCCTCTACGGCGGAGACCTGGAGGATGGACTGGATGACCCTGGAGGTGTCCCACTCTTCGGGAATCCAGGCTTCCATTGTGTTGCGAGCGATGGCTACTGCCCTCCTGCGGGCGCGTGATGGGGGTGCTGGTCAGCGCGGCCCCATCACGGTCACCTTCGCAAAAGGCGGTGGTAGCTCCATCGCGGAGCAATTCACCTGGTGATGAATATACCTGCGGATGTCAAGCCCGTCCGCGGATCCGGGCCGCGTGGATCTCAGCCGTCGACCTCGGCTTGTCCGCCGCAGCCGGACGCGGCGCACCTGTCGGCCTGACCTTCGGCTTCGGCTTCTCCTGCTGAAGGAACTCCGGGTACTCGCCCTTCATCCGGTCGACCTCGGACTCGGCACCGAGCAGCGAGCCTTCGTCGTCGACTGACAGGGACTCCCAGTCGACCAGCTTCATCAGCCGGTCCGGGCTCGCGAACCCGGCCTCGATGAGAGCCGCCTTCATCCCGGACCGCTTCATGGGCTCGCGGTAGCGCTTCTCGCCTTCTTCCTTTGCCTCGCGCAGCGCCTTCTCGTGGTCGGACTCGTTCGCACGCGCCTGCTCCTCCAGCTCGCGGGCGCGCTCCCGGTTCCGCTTCGAGTCGGCGTTGGTCTTCTTCAGCGCCTCCTGCGTGCGCCGCCACTCCGCCGCCGTCGGCACATAGTCCGGGTCGCCCGGCTTCGGGGCCGTCTTCTTCTCGGGCGCCTTCGGCTTCGGCGCCTCTTCCGTCGGCTCCGTGTCGGTGTCGTCGTCCGTGTTCTCGTCGTCCGGGGTTTCGTCGATGTCGACCTCGACGTCGATGTCCGGCTCGTCGTCGGGTTCGGCGCCTCCGGCGATGACGTGGATCGGACGTCCGTCGTCGCGGTAGCCGAGGATCATGCCGGGCGGCAGGCTGATGCCCACGGGCTGCTCGGTCGGGTTGGGGTGGATGCCCATCTGGTTCCTCCATCACGGGGGTGGTAGTCGGTCGCCCATCGCGGGGGCCGGGTTCAGGCGGCCGGCGCGAAGGCTCCGGCTCGTACGGCGGTGCGGGCGCGGGCCTCTACTGCGGGCAGTAGGTCGTCGACGGTGCGCAGCAACTCGCGCGCGGCACGCAGGCGGACAGCCCGGGACTCCGAGGCGCGGGCCGTGCCGTAGGCGATCGAGCGCTGCGCTTCACGCTGCAAGGCGAGCGGGAACGGGGTGCCGCTGGCGGTCCACGCGTCGTCCCACGGGACGGCCCGGCAGCGGCAGTTGCTGTGCAGAGGCGGCCCATCCACACCTTCCGCACGGCCCCGGCGCTGGCGCGGATCCCACGACAGGCCGCCGGGGAACGGCTCGCCCGGTGCTGCGGTGCGTCCGGTGTAGGCGAGGCAGTTGACGCACGCATCAGCTTCGGACACCCACAGCCGGAGCGGGGCCGTCGCCCGCACTACCGCGTCCAGGCCCTCGTGCACGGCGGTGTTGATGACCCAGGCGATGTGCGCACGGATCGCAGGCAGCGCGGCACGCGCGGCACCCAGCCCGGCCAGCATGTGCGACCAACGGGACACCCGATCCGGATGCAGGAGGAACAGAGCACGGTCACGGCGCTCGGTGAGGAGGCCACGGATCCGGTGTGCCTCATCCCGCAGGACACGCGACACGGACGGCACCGCAGGGGTGCGAAGCCGGTGGCCGGCCGCAGCATGGGCGAACGCGGCACCCTGACGGACACCCATCGCCAGCGCGGGGCCGAGCCCGGCGGCGAGCGCGGAGGGCGCCCGGTCGGTGAGCCCGTCGAGGAGACGGCGCGCGCCGGCCCGGGCGGCGGCGATGATCCTGCGCAACGCGTCGCCGGGCAGGGCGGGCTGGTTGGGTCCGCCGAAGGCTTTCGTCCAGGCGGTGAGGACGCGGCGGATGAGGTCCTCGAAGGCGCGGTCGTCGTCGCGGATGGCCTGTGCGGCGAGTTTCTTCTCCAGGTCGACGACTTCACTGGTGTGGTCGTCCTGGACGAGGCGGCACAGGTCGTCGCTGCTGTACGACATCAGCCTTCCTCCTGCGCGGTCGCAAGGAGTTCGAGGTCGTCGATCGCACCTGCCATGAGCGCGGTGACCTGATCGCTCGTGACCGCGCCCAACGCTGCCGCACTGCCGAGCTTCTGAGCGCTGTCGGCGAGGGAGGCGAGGATGTCCACGCGGCGCTGCAATTCGGAGTCGTCCACGCCGGTCAGCCACTCGTCGACCTGCTCGGCCCGGTACCCGGCCTCCATCAACGCCTGCCTGCGCGGTACACCGGCACGGATCTTCTCGTTGACGGTCTGCCAGCCCTCAGCCGTCGACACCGACCGGGCGGGAACCCAGTCCACGGTCACGACCGGGTCCTCGATACCGAGGCGACGCAGTGCGAACACGAACGCTGCATGGGCTTCCGACCCGTAGCCGGTCTGCCGGTCCTCGATCTTGCTGACGAACGGGCTGTCCTCTTCCTGGTACGAGACGCCGGAGCGCTGGGCGGAGGACTGAGGGTCGAACATGCGGAGCGGCGTGTCCGTGATCTGGGCCATGGCCCGCACGTTGAAGTTGATCGGGTTGAGGAAGACCTCCGGGTTCGCCGCGTCAAACTGGCCGACGCTCTTGTAGCCGCGCAGCAGCCACATCTCACCCGGGCCAGCTTTCAGTGAACTGTCGTCGCCGGAGTCGCTGGGCCCAACGCCCTGCTCATTGAGCGGCCAGTCCCCGTCATCGAAGTCGCCAGGCTCCAGATCGCTGGTGTCGGTGCTCGCGGTCTCGGTGAGCGCGTACCGCTGCGGGGCGCCCTGGTAGTCGACCGTCCCCATGTGGGTGGCCTGCAACTTGGTGATCGCGTTCTGCGGTCCGTACGCCCCGTAATGCTCCGGCACCCCGTACGGGCGGTCAGTACGGAAGTGGAAGACAGGCTGCTCGCCCCACTCGTGCTCGATCAGCCACGACTCGGGATCGGTCTCGTCGGCCGGCCAGTGCAGCCAGTCGTTCGGCTTGTCGCCCTGCGAGTTTTTGCCGGTGGTCCAGCGCTCGACGCGGTCGTCGTAGTACAACTCGACGCGGTTGAAGGCGCCGTCACACCACCTCTTGATCGTGTACGCCTTGCGGCGCGGGTTGTCCTCGGCGTAGATGACGCGGACGGTCTGCGGACTGTTGTAGTACATCTCGACACGGAGCACGTTGCCTTGGTCGTCCTCGACGGGGATGACCATGAGGTAGGCGTCGCCGTACTCGCCTGCCCGCCGGAAGATGTTCTTCATCTCCAGGTTGAGCTGGTTGTCCTGCCAGATCTTGGAGATCAGGTCGTTGGTGGCCTTGTCGGGGCTGGTGACGGAGGCGATCTTCAGCCGGTTCGTGACCGCGTTGACCGGGGTCTTCGCGAAGTTCAAGTCGAAGTCGATGTTGTGTGCGGCGAGAGCGCGCCTCAGCCGGACCGACGTGAAGACCTCGGGGACCTTGCCGTCGTAGTACACCTGCGCCTGGTCGTAGGCGGGCCGGGCTTCCTTCAGCTCCTCGATCCCGTACATGAGGTCGCCGCGTGGATCGACGCTCGACTCGTCTTCCAATGCGACCTCCCAGCCGTGACCGATGAATCGAAGGATAGACGGTCATCCGATCGGCTGGTATCCACCTCACTGCACGGCATCTCCTGCGAATCGCAGGCTAGACGTAGCTGGCGGTCGCCGCGCTCGGCGGCGCCTTCCGTTTCGGTGGCCGGAGGAAACGAAGCACGGGGTTACCAACGCTGTCGATCATGTCGTCGTTGAGCCCGTTCGGGAACTCGCACATCTGCTCCTCCAGAGCAGGCAGCCGCTCCGCATGAACGACGCGAGGCGGCAGGAGTTGGTACAGGTTCAGCAGGCGCCCGGCCCGTACTTCCTTGGGCTCACTGTTCGAGAAGGTGATCACCCGGACGGGCATGTCATGGAAGACCTCATGCCACAAGTCGCCGCCCTGATTGCTCTCCACGAGGATGGCACCGACCTCCGGGAAGGCGTCGAGGATCTGCAACGCACGCTCACGCAGCGCTGCCCCCTTCAACTTCACCGCCTCCGAGTGCTCCACCAGGCAGCGCGCGGGAAGCGCGTGGCTTCGTTCCGAGGCCGGGCGCGCAGGTGCGTAGCCCACCACGGACAGGCCCGTGAAGTCCGACTTCCTCTTGGTCGTGACCGCGCCATCGACAGACAGGTACTTACGCGCTACCGCGAACCGTCCATACGTGAAGTCGTCCTCAGTCCAGTAGTCCGAGTTCGCACTCGACGGCTGGTTGAGGAAGTTCAGCTTGAACGACCTCGTCGCCCTCACGGTCCGCATGTACGACATGGGCCACTTGGCCGGCCAGATCGACCGCTCGCCCTCCTCGGTCTGGATGATCGGCTCGTAGTAGTGGACGTCGAACTTCTCT